TTCAGCAATCAATCCTGTCCATATCCACCACCATATAAATATCCACCAGTGCCCAGTAACAATACAAAATATTAGAGTAGGTATACCTTCAGTAACCCAAAGATCCTTTGTTTCACCAAAATCAGTTGACCATAAAAAAATATTTTGCCATTCCCAATGTGGTTGGCCAGAATTAACAACGTTATGATGATGTAAATGAATTTTTTTTAAAAAAGGAACAATATGAGATATTCTGTGTACATAATATAGTATTAATGTCCAAGCAAGAAACATTACTATATAAGTTATTATTCCCATTTCTATCGTACCTCCAATGCTTTCTCCAGTTCTACGAATAGGTATTCTTCAACATCATCTTCATTTGCTTGAAAGCGAATACCAATACCTCCAGCTTTTTCCCAACGAGTAATATTTTCAGGTTTATCATCGATGAGGATGTTTGGTTTTCTATTTAAAGGATTAATAGCATATTTATGTTTATTCCCAGTAAAGATTATATTTTCCACTAGTGGTGGAAGATAATCCCAACGGGTAAGCCATTGTCTTTTCCAATAAGCAGAATTCATCGTATCACCCCTAAGAGGTGAAGAACAGATACCCCAGTCATCTTTGGAGATCTTTTTAACAAATTTGATAATTGAATTTGTTTCATTAAAAGTATCGAGTGTATAAAAGAAATCAGTATTGGCAAGGGTAGCAAAAGCAACTTCGCGATCTTGAATTGATTTCCAATGATCAACTTTAAACTTTTTAGCTATACCGCCAAAGAAGTCTGCGATTACTCCATCCATGTCAAGATATACTGTCATTATACTGCCTCATTAATTAGTGTTTGTTCACCCAGACGTCCAAAGCCCATTGGCTCGACTACGTAACATATTCCTTCTGGTGTACGAATAACATCACCTACAGAAATAGAATGCATACGATCGAATCTTTCGATCTTTTCTTCTGGACCAATATTACCAATCTTGAATACTTCGTCAAGATCTTCAGCTTCGATAGCACAAACTTCTTTGTATGCTTTTAAGAAGAAGATTGGATCAATATCACCAGTAAATCTTGCTTCGAAGTTTAGTGCTGCTGCTTCAGCGTTTTCGCGAAGAAACTGCTTAGTAACCTGTAAAACCGTATATTTCATAATTAAGCTCCTCTTCCTAATTGTTGATATTATTATATCGCAGTTTTACTGGAATGTAAACCCCCTTTTTTCATTTTATTTGATTTTTATCGAAACATTTTTCGGCGGTCATATTCAGCCTTTGTTTTAATTAAAAGATCTACATAATTATCACGATGTTCTTTGAAGACCATTGGTTCATGGTTATCAACATCCATAATAATAACTGTATTAGTAATAGGCATGCCAGTACGTTCTTCAAACATAATGGCATAGCCTGACATTTGCGCAAAGTAGTTTGGGATCTTTTCTTTTTTCTTAGGCCACTTCGAAGTCTTAAAATCTACAATAGAAGGTACACCATCGAAATCAGCAATAGCATCGCATCGACCAGCAACGCCAAGGTGATCACTATAAAGAGGTACCTCAAGACCGTAGATTTTTCCAATCCGCTTGTCCAGAATAGGACGTAAGTTCTCGAGGCTTTGTCTAATGTGGAGGAGAAAGTCTTCAGTATTTTCATTTTTTAAATACCTTTCAATAATAGAGTGTACATGTGTACCTCTGTTTGCTGCACGCGTGCCAATACGATTGGCCTCATCTTCCCCTACCCTTTTTCGCCATTGTAAAATAGCTTCTTCATTAATAATGCTTAAGACTGTAGTAATGCTAGGATAACGATTACCGTTAGGAGCAAGGTAAGTCCTGCCAGATGGCTTTGTATCTGCAACGAGATCATCATATCCCAAATCGATTTTTTCATGTATAAACCTCATACTTTAATTGTGTTTCCCCTTCCGGATGTTTTTTTAATTTGTTTCATTTTATCCTTAAATCCATCAGGTACTTTGCTATGAAGTGTACCAACACCTGTTACAATCTTAGGCGTACTTAATACTTTAACAATATCCTCATCTTCTAACATAGGTGCTAGTTCATGGAAATTGCAATTTACATCCCATTCTTCGCCAGTAGAAGTTCTACGCAGTGTGTAGGTTGGCACTGATCTTTTCCTTTACGCATTTTATTTGAGTTTCTAAGTACTTAACAGCTTCTTCTACATTATAAGGATAATCCAGTCTTTGAACCATATTAGGCCCAATCTTAGATTTTTCAGTTTGTAATTCAGTAATAAGATATTCCATTTTATCTAAATCAAGCATAAGCATTCTCCATAATATTAAACCAATCCGGTACTGGACGTTTTGTCCAAGCCATCTTAAACCGTTCCTGTTTAGTTTGGTAAAATGCCTGGTAGGCTTTTACCGGATCACCTAGTGCAATACATTCTGGATTAGAATTCATGGCAAGTTTAAATTCTGTCATAGGACCTTTTGGAAGATTGCGTGGATGATTTTTTAGAGGCCATAGGTGTACACGTTCGCATTTGTGAATCTTACCATATCTGTATGTATATTCCTTGCAGAGAGCATATAGATGTTCCCAGTGCCAGTCATAGTTATCACTAGATTCCATTGTCCATACAGTGCACGGATGACGTTCATGAACATTGCACATAAGAATTAATTCCATTTCAAGGTCATCAGCACCATCATATAGATCATAATACTTGATCATACGTTTACCAGATTTAGATGGTTTAAGTCGCATCTTACCATCTAGCAATCGATGTACTGTCGATAGCATCTGAGCTGATTCTGTAATCATTTTGACTACATGCTTGTCACACTGCATTTGTGCAGCAACTACTGGATCTTTATCTAATACAAATATGTTCATAATACCCTCATTATACCGTATATTAGTCTTGAAGTAAACCCGGAAAAGTTTCTTTTACCAAAGCTTTAGTAATACCAGCTGGTTTTTCTTTATTCACCATATCGATTACAAGCTGTGCATCTTTAGGATGTACACTTTCGATAACGCTAATAAAAATAGCTTCACGTTTAAATGGTGGTAGCTTATCACCTGGACCTCCTTTAACAAAATATTTAAACTGCTTATTCTGTCCAATTAGGTTACTAGGATGATTGTGCTCTTCTGATGCAGTATATGGTGGTGATCCTGGTGGAAGATTCCATACTACATTTTTATCCATTGAACCACGGATAATATCTTTTAATGCCCATGTTTCATTTTCTTTTAAGATCTTAATCTTATCTTCTTTCTTTGAGGCTTTTTGTACTTCTTCTAATACCTCGAATACATATTGTTTCATTAAACAAACTCCTGTACACTTTCAATTAGTCTATTCATTCTTTTTGCAACAAGATATGGAAATACTTTAGCTTTATTTTCTACTGGATCTTGTTGTTCATAATTATCTATAATTAGTGTTTTTAGATTTTCTGGTGTCTTAGTAAGATCAATCAGAGTTTCATTACGCTGATAGTTACGATACCAAGATGCTGCATAAAGTAATTCACCTTCAGATAAATCTTCTATTATAGATTGCATTTTCTTTTTCGAAAGAGGTGTTTGCCTACGTCCTTCAACCAGTACATCATCATCTGATAGTACATTTGGTATGCCATCTCCAGTATCACCTCTTAGTATTTTCTCTTTTAGATTAACACGAGGATTATCATCTACAACTTGTTTCTTTAAGAGTGGTGACCATTGTTTTACATTTTTATATTTCTGAAGCTGTTTGAAATCGCCATCGGATGATACAATCATTACATCTTCATAATTGCCAAATTCTTGTGTACGTTCTACAAGAGTACCAATAATATCATCTGCCTCACAGCCTTCTAGATGAATAACTTTGTATGGAAAGTTTTCACGTATTTCGTCTTTAATGGTATGCATAATACGGAATGCTTCATTCCAATCGAATGTAGATTTCTCACGATCTTTTCTACGGTTACCTTTGTACTGAGGAAAGTATGAACGGCGCCAATTATTCGCGCCATCGCACGCGAGAATTACTTCACCATATTGATCCCTAAATTTCTTATTGTACATACGCAAAGAATTCAGAGTCATATGACGTACCATAGCTTCATCTAAGGTTTTATGTATAAGGATAGATGCTAAGCATATACCACTAAAGTCGACTATAATCATAATATCACCTACAGATTAAATTTAATATTTGATTCATATTTTGCCATATCGAATTTTGCTAACATTTTGATTAATTCTGATTTATCGTTTGCATAAAACCGATAGACTGTATTTCCGCCACCTGAATCAAAATTAGATACTAGCTTAACCGAAACTTCGAATCGCTGACATGTCTTTAGTAGTTCGGCAGGAGGATATTCGCCGTCGATATCCAATTGTACAGTGTAAGTCATAATATATCCTTTTCCTAATTGTTAGAGTATTATACCATAGTTAGCCATGGATGTAAACCCACTAATTCTATTTCATTTGGAAAAATTTGGGATTTACAAATGGAGTAAAATCCGGTATAATAAGCTATGGTTACGCAGGGGATAGAATACCCAACTACGTTTTTCTTACATGGTTCGAATGTATTTTACAGCCGATAAACTCATTAAAGTAATCGTCGGTTAAAAGCACATCATTTTCGAATTGTAACTTAGCTTCATAATAAGACATTTCGCCTTTACTTACACAGAGCCTTAGGATTTCTCTTTTGTAATTATCTGGCCCTTTTTGTTCAAGCAGTAATTGAAATTTCTTATTAGATCCATAATATTTTCGCCAGTCAGATTCAACTCTGGTTTTGATTCGTCTAGTTCTTTTACTATTTTTTGGTAATATTTTAGGCCGCCAGAAGTTCTTTTTACCGATATATTTTTTATTTGTATCCAGTTCTGTGATAAGGTACACGAATCCCTGGTACTCTTCTGGTGTGTCGTCGAAAGGTTTATCATTATAATACCACATATAGTTATTTACACAGATCTTCGTATCTTGTAGTATAAACCCTATGTTTAGATAAATCTCTACCTAGATAGCCTGGTACTTTTTCTTTTTTATTTAAATATTTTTGGAATAATTTAATTAAAATCTTCATATTCTAATTCCTCTACTTCTGCTCTACGTCCGCAGATGGCACAAAATTCAGGAGCATTATTAGATTCTACTAAAACTATAGTAACACTATAGCACTCTTCACATTCTATTCTGTACTCATTTTCCACTGGCAATCTTCTCCAATATCTCTTTTTTTCTAGTATTAGATGCGGTAAACCATTCCCGAATCTCTTCAGAGGATCTACCGCATCCTATACAGATATTATCTATCAAAGTACAAATTTTAATACATGGACTAGAAATCGATTTCACACGCACCGCCAGCACAAGCTGCTGCTCCTAATGTATCAACATCAGTATATTTCTTTTCAGTGAGATCTTCCATCCAATTAATGGTTTTAAGATTAGTTTGGATCTTGTTCCATTTATGAAGTAGATACGCATCCTTAAGACAATACTCTGCCTTTTTAATATTACCTTTTAAATAATTATCTGCAAAGTTATTAAAACGTCGTACCCAATCTTGTCTTGCTGCATTTTCAGAAGATTCTAAGGTAATATCTAATCCATAGCCTTGTGCTGTTGAACAAGCATCCCATAGATTAGGAAATACTTTTAGTGCATCTACAACAAGACCTGATGCAAAGATTGAAGCAGCATCATATTTCTTTACCATTTCCTTTGCAGTAATAACAGCAGTATTTGGTGCTTGATTAAAATCTTTATCTCCCATCATAGAAAGGAAAGAGATACCAGCAAATGAATGTCTATTTTCAAATACATATTTTTCTACTTCATCCCAATCGTCGACAAGGATAGTATTTGAAACATTATGACGTACGCCTTTATCTGCACAAAGATCTTCATTTGTTCCAGCATCTACCCAATGCTTTTGGGCTTTCTTAACTAATTCTAGATGCTTAACACCAATCAGTTCATCTTTATAAATTGATCCTTCGATTGGTAAAATAGGAAACGAAACTACGACGTCAGTACCTGATGCAGACCATACTGATTCTTCAACCATATAAGGATTAGATTTAATAATGGCTTGTGTAATCTCAGATTCTTTATTTAGCTGAACATTTCTTATATACATAGGGGAATGTTCAGCATGAATACCGGAAGCAGTTTGAAGTAATACGGAAGCATTGCCACTGGGCTTAACACAAGTAGTCCTAGCAGCAGGATTAATGCCGATAAGTGCAGAAACTTTTTTATTCGTTTCTCGAACAATTTTAGCTCCTTTTTCCAAGATCTTTTCGTTAAACAGGATATCAGGATTATTCATCCAACCTGTAACTGATACACCTAATAGCGCTTCTCTATCAAAGATCTTCTTTGATGTATCTGATAAGAACCTAAAGTCAGTGTACCCAGCTTGTAGGGTACCGAGGATAGACGCTGCACGGCATGCCTTATAAAAGTCTTCCTCGGTATTGCACATGCCTCCGTTAATCTCTGTCAAGTTACATCCTTGCCAGCCAGATTTTCTACCAATCTGTGGGAACATACCAATCTCTACACAGGGATTAGTTGTATGCTCTGTTGATTCAACGAAAACAAATCCTGGTTCACCAAACTGTTTAACAGATTCCATAATCTTGCCAAACTGTTCTGGTGTAGTTTTATCTCTAACAATAACAGCAGAATTATTTGATCTGCCTCTTTGTGGATTATCCATAAACCAATTGCCAGTCTTTGCTGTCATCATTTCATCATCATCTGGTGAAAAAAGACAGATAGTTGCTGAACGACGAACCCCACCTGATAATACTGCATCTGCTGCATGCATAGCAATATCATATACATTGATAGGTTTAATCGCAATAGGTTCTTTGGAGTCTAGTACAATACCTTGAAGTAAATGTTCGATTTTGTCGAGTGAACGACGTAGACCTTCTGGACCTGGTGCTTTAAAGCCACCAGAAATTTTAGCTCCCTTTGGTCTAATATTTGTAAGATCAAAGAATACTCTACGTCCTTCGTAATCGGGATGTTTACCCCCACCAACAAAATAAGAAGACATTAGTACATCTAGTGCTGATGCCCAACCTTCAATAGAGTCTTCTACAATATAACCTTTAGCCTGTTTAGTACGGGCTTGTAATTTTGGTAATTTTTTAATATGATGTTTCTGTACAGAAAAACCTGCACCTGCACCGCAAAGAAGAATATAGAACAGTTCACCAAAAAAATCTGGTCGATCTGCATACGATGAGGTACAATTATACATACGCATTTGGTGCTTCATTAATTGCTCACCACCAAATTGCAAAGCTCGCTGAGCACCAAGGACTCTTTGTTCTTTATAAGCTTGTCTTGCTTCTTCGAAATATTCTTTTAATTCATTATTCTTTGTAATATAGTTTTTTTCGTGCATTTCGATAACACGATCTACTGCTTCATCCCAAGTTTCATATCTAGCTTCATCTTCAATATATCGGGAGTAGCCTTCATAGAATTTTGTTTCTGACAAAAACTTCCTTGTGTCAACAGCTGCTGTTGCCATTCTGTCACCTCTCTTGTTTGATTTTTTTATTAATGTATATTATATATCAAATGGCGGATTTTGTAAACCCCTATTTAGCGCTATTCTGAAAAATATTTTTCTACCATCTCAAGCATATCATCATACTTAGCAATCTGTTCCATTTCTGTTTCAATTGCTTCCATGATGTCTGGATGTTCACCTACACCAACTGGGTTGGTAAGATATACTTCTACATTCATTCTATGTTTATCTATATGACCCTTTGCATGTGATTGAAATGCTGATAAAATATCGTCTCTTAAATCTGTCATAATTAATCCTTTGTTGCAGGCTTTTTGCCAAAGATCCTATTATATCCTGGATCCTCATCGTAGGCATTAGCCCATTTGTTTTCAGTAAATTCTGCAAAGTCAATCAAATCTTCAACATCTTGATCTAGCTCTGTCAGCCATAAATTGTTTTCAT